TGTATCCATACCAAACCACCATCGTTTTCCATTTTCTGTGAAAGAAAAGAAGTTCATCGGATGTTGTTTTTCCTTTTCTTCCAAGCTAACTAATTCTTCTTCATTATGATACCTTGATCGATCAAACGAATGTTCAGCAAGTTGCAGAAAATGTCTGACCATCCATCCTCTCCAAACTTTTTGAATAAGAGTTGCAGAATCTACTTGTAACGTATCCGGTTTCCATAAGGTTTTAATCTTGCTTTTCAGATGTTTTCCACAAAATAACAATCCTTTTAATGCCTTATGTGAACATCTGGATTTTGTTCTACGATTTCTTGTAGACGAGCACAGCATTCTTATCTTAATCTGTATACTTTCTTGAAAACGGATTTACACATTGATTACCTGATATGAATAAAAACAAGAATGTCCACTAACGCAGTAATTCACGCCAACAATGCAGATATCGCACAGCTCACCTTCAGTGAGCCCAAGGTAAACAAGCAGGGAGGAAAGGGAGTACAGCTGCGCTACGGAGGACAATCTCTACAGATCCGTCTGCCAAGAATGTCCTTCCCTGCTGGTGTAATCCAGCGCGAGGATCCTAACACGAAGAACGTAACCTACACTCTGATTGCTTCTCTTAAGGGTTGTGATCCGTATGGACGGGAACGTTCAACGGATACGGCAATCGGACCTCTGTACAATTTCATGCTAGATCTTCAGGAGAAGATGGTCGCATGGGGTACGGAGAATAGCGCCAAGCTATTTGGCAAGAAGCGTTCTGAGGAGTCTATTCGAGACAGCTTCAAGAACCTTCTCAGCGTGTCAACCGACAAGCAAGGAGATGAGTACGTGCCTAATGGCAAGTATCCGCCTTCTCTTCGTCTGAAGATTCCTGTGTACGACGGTCGCGTCGACATGGATGCTGTGGATGGTTCTATGAATCCCTACGCACTAACTCCTGATTCTCTACAGTCCGTATTTCAAAAGTACGTTCAGGCGAATCTGGTGATCACTGGTTCTGTCTACATTATTGGACAGTCCTTTGGTGTGTCTTGGCGAGTCAAGAACAGTCAGGTCTTTCAGCAGTCTCGTCAGAGCGCTGCATCGATCTTTACTGCTGAGGATGCTGAGGAACCTCCTGTTGAGGAATCTCAGGAAGCCCCTCCTGCTGAAGAGCAGGCTGAGGAAGCTCCTCCTGCTGCCGGTGGCGGTGGGGGTGGAGGACGCAGACGCCGTGCTCAAGCGTAAGCCGAGAATTCGGTGGAGGCGTGTAGATGACTAAAGAAGTATCTACAAAAAAAGGATTGGAGGAAACTTCAATTTTTTTCACAGATTTGCAATCAAATTGTGAAAAAGATCTGGTTCCACATTCAGTACATTCCCATGCTTCTGGTATACCATTAACTACATATTCGGGTGTCACAAGTCTCCCATGTAGTTTCAATAATACATTTGTCGTAGAAGCATCTTGATAAGCTTCAGGTGTCATTTTAGAATATAAGGTTTCTCCTGCAGACCATCCATCTTCTTGTAAAAGAGTTCCAAAAGGGGTATCATGAAACCATAAGGATTCAAATACTGTTGGGTCATCCATATCATGTTCAGCAAGACCTATACGTTGTAACGAATCATCGTATAACCAGTAGACATCCAAATTCCATTTGGTATATGATCGGTCCAGAGCTCCACGGTACACTTGTTTTCCAGAATATGACCATTCTGAAGCATCATAGTCTTCATCATGTTCTAGAATGTCTGCTGACACATTGGTGTACACTAAGTCTGGTCGGAGTACTGAATACATTTGATTAGTTGAAGGAAACTTTTACTTGAACACTGTGCGTAGATAGTTTATCAGAAGCACATTGAGAAATTTCATGCCGTTTATTTGTTTGTTTTGATGCATGAATACGAGCTTCCATATCGCGATGAATTTCTTCACGATGAGTAGACATATGATCTAGAATCCCGTCAGAAATAATCCATTGAAAAAAATTGAGTTGACCTACAGTAGTATCTAATTCAGCAAATTTAATTCGGCGGCAACGACAGAATGGGTCGAACATTTTTTTGCTGTATGCTTTCAGATGGCTTTTGTATGACAGGTACACTATCACATACTTTCCTTGATGAGTGAAGGATATGTTGTGCATCTTGGCATAATTCGTCACAAACCAATCGATCAATCTCAAAGAAAGATCGGATTGGCCGGATAGAACGTTTTGGACTTTCTGGAGGTTCTCCGGAACTGCATAGAACTTTTCTAGACGATGAAGAACCCATTGTTCTTGACTTTGTATTTGATCCATTACTTTAGTAAAAATCCTCTGTTAAAATGATAATGGAGATATTCTGGAACCCTTATTTTATTGTCGTACTATTTGTTATGTTTCTGATTGCGTATTTTATATTTTTAGATGTTGAAGGATCATTTGCTAATGACTTCTTACATTTTGGTCCTGGAGGAACAAATGTAAATTCTGCTCAATTTATGGGAATTGTATTAGATTCATGGTCTAAGGTTATAACCTTGTATTTCATTTGCTTTACGACTGGTTTTTTGAGTACACATTATGATAACGTTGTTTCAATGTCTATTATTAATAATGTTATGGATACATCAATAACCCATGTCCCATATAGTCAAACTGGAACGTATGCTGTAGTTCTAATCGATCCTTTAATCATGCATTCACTAAAAGTAATTGAATTCTTTGCGACTTTGACCTTACAATTTCAATTTATTTTACCTGTAGTTGTCGGATCTTATATTGGTGGTCTGCCAACCGTTCTGAACATTCTTAAATCAAAAACGTATGAGAGTTAAAGAATGCTGATCTAAGTATGTAATGGAAGAGATCGTTCAATCCCTTCTTCGCGACTATGGAGATTCGAATCAGAGAACGGATGCTTGGCATGATAGAAGATCAAATATGCTAACAGCATCAGAAATATTTAAAGCTAAATCGACTGCAACAGCATCATCACGACGTGAGCTTATTATGTCAAAACTTCTACCTCGTTCAGGTGGATCAGGTGGTGTAGCTTCTTTGGATTGGGGTACACAATTTGAAGAAGTAGCAAAAGAATTTGTAGTACAATCTGGAATCGAAGTAAAAGATTTGGCATGTGTAATACATCCCACCTATCCTTTTCTAGGAGCATCACCTGACGGTTTGCTTCTAGGAACTGGTGAACGGCATGGAAGATTGATTGAAATTAAATGTCCTATTTCTCGTGAAGTTGATCCTGCAGCTCCAATTCCCGATTCATATTATGATCAAGTACAACTTCAACTTGAATGTACGGGACTACAAGAATGTGAATATGTTGAATTCAAATTTGTAAAACATTCTTTTGCAGAATGGTGTTCAATTCAAATACAGAAATCTTGTTTTGCCGTTCATACTCAAACACGATCTGTTGTATACAAAAAACTGGAAGATTCTAGAACTGTTCAAGAATGGATGCTTTCTTTTATGGAAGATAGACTAGATTGGGATGTTGTTTATTGGTCTCTGAAATCAAGAAAAGATCTTCTTATTCAAAAAGATACCGAATGGTTTTCTAGTAATTTTCCATCCTTTCAAACTGTATGGCAAGAAATTCTTGAATATCGAACTGCAGGAACTTTGCCTCCTCCTATAAAGACAACACTGATTTTAGACTTGGAAGCTATGTAAATAAAATGAAAGTATTGTGCCATGAAGATGAATATAAATATACGAAAGAATATATTGATTCCTTTTTAGATGGAGAATTGATTTTGTACAACGCCAAGACTGTATTTGAAGTAGATGAATATTTGTGTGTTCGTCGGATACCTGTTCTTCCTGAAGGTTGTAAAGTAAGTTTTTTAAATACTGAACAATTGTGTGTTGCTGAAAAAATGACTGAATATACTGCTTCTATTTCTTCACCCAAAGTACAAGAAATTTTTGATTATTCTGAAGCAAATATTACTCTCTCTGGAAAAGGTAACTATTTGCCATACAGAGAACGTCAGCAAGAAACAGAGAAACTTCAATCGTATCTTAATGTCCCCAAAGAATTTGATGTAGTTGTTATTGGATCATTTTCTGAACGTCGTAAAAAAATTGTTGATGAATTGAGATCACAACATTTGCGTATAGATTGGATTACAAATTTATTTGGAGAAGAACGTGATAAGCAGGTGGGTAAATCTCACATTCTTCTTAATCTACACTATTCAGATTCGTATCAAGTTTTTGAATCTATTCGATGTAATCGTTGGAAATGGGCCGGAATGCGTATCCTAACTGAACCCTGTACTCATATTCCTGATGGAATATCTGCTGTCGAACTAGATAAGTTGTATCCTAAATTGGTGAAAATGTTGGGACCTCTTAGGCTTCCCAAGTACAGAATAGGTCTATGTATGATTGTCAAAGATGAATCTCATATTATTCATGAAGTGCTCAACGCTTCATTACCATTTATTGATACATTCTGTATTCTGGATACTGGATCAACAGATAATACTGTTCAAATTATTCGAGACTTTTATGCGGAGAAAGGAATTCAAGGTGAAGTTCATCAGGGAGTCTGGAAAGGATTTGGTAAATCGCGATCAGAAGCTCTATCTTTGTGTGATGGAAAGATGGAATATATTTTGATGATTGATGCAGATGATTTAATTGAAGGGCCGCCAAATGTAAAAGATTTTTTGCTGAGCGCTTTCTACACAACAACACCAAATGCATGTAATATTCATATTCGTCGTGGAACCTTAGAATATGAACGTACACAAATATTTAAGGCAGGAGATGGATGGAGATATGAAGGTGTTCTACACGAATATCCTACAAATGATAAGGAAAAAAATACTTATGTACGTCTTCCTAAAGAAGTTTGGATGACCGGAAGAACTATTGGAGCAAGGTCTTTACTTCCTGGAAATAAATATCAGCGTGATGCTGAAACTATTTTGGAAGCGCTGAAAGAAGAACCAAATAATACTAGATATATGTTTTATCTTGCTCAATCTTATCGTGATGCTGGAATGATTGTAGAATCAATTACATGGTATCAAAAACGTTTTGAAGCTGGTGGATGGATTGAAGAACAATACGTTTGCGCACTAAATCTTACAAGATTACTCAATTCAAAAGAATGGGCATGGAGAGCTCATGAATTATGTCCTCAACGAACAGAATCCTTAGTATCTTATATTGCCTATTGTCGATCAAAAGGTATGTGGTCACGTGAACTTTTATCAATGTGTTTGTACACATCAAGTATTGAAAAACCTGAAGGAACCTTCCTTTTTTTGGAGACCGATAC